GAACCGTCTGTCCTCTCGTAACGAGGCGTTGGCTTGATCAAACAGCTGGCAGATCGGTCTGATCTCGTTACTGGTGTACACGCGATCGATCTTCTCGATGTCGCCAAATCCGCCGCTGTTTTCTGGAATGATCCCTGCCAGCGCCGGGTTCATTCGCCAGGCCGCAATCACGTCATTGCGGGTGATGTTCTTGACCTTCTCCAGCTCATCCTTGGCCTGAAAGTCCCCGACCGGGATGATCTGAATCGCCTTCTCTGCACCGCCCGGAATATTGACGAACATCGATCGGAAGTTACCTACGCCCTTGCTGGCCGTGATCTGGGCGCGCAGCTCGTCCTCGTCTTCCTCCGTCAGGTTCGGGTCGTTGGTATAGAAGATGTAACCCGCGTGAGCGCCGTTGCTGTAGTAACGCCGGCGGAACAGCGTGGCGGCTTCGTTGAGCAGCAGCGCCTGCAGGCCGCCCAGGTACTCGGGCACGCCGTAGATGTTCTGCTCGACGTCGTAATTGAGGACATGCTCGATCTCATGCGCTTCAAACTCGGCTTCCCGGCCGTTCTGCTCCAGCTGGACGAACCCGCCGTCGACCTTCACCCGCATGTTGATGGCCGGCAGATGCTGCAACTCCAGGACCTGGCCGAGAAGGTTAGGCACCCGGTAGAAGTAGGCTTCGCCAAACACCATGAAGTCCAATGCGGCCCGACTCATATCGGCCACCGTCAAGCCGGCTGAAGGGATGAATTCACGCAGCAACAGGTTGCGTTTGAAGCCTGGTATCGCGCCGTGGTGCGCGTTGGCCTTGAGCAGCCTGGCCAGGCCCCTGCGCGAAACCGGTGGCGTGTAGAGACGACCGTCGTCGCTGGGGAACACGCCCAGGTACTGCGCGATGTTGTCGGTCAGCACCGATTCCGGCGCGCCGAATGTGAACGCTCGCATGGGCCGTTGCGCCGGTTTTTCCTGCTGCAGGGTTTTGGGTTTTGCCATGGGAAGTTGATCCAGTGAGTGCGTAGCGACTGCGCCGCTTTTTGTCCGTGTTGAGGGGTTCGTACTGCAGGGCGTGCATGACCGCCCAGGCCACGTCTGCGTGGCCGGTAGCGTCTGTGCGGGACGCGCTGTAGGTGACCTGGCCGCTGGCGGTCGTGCCGCGCTTGATCGTCAGGAAGGCCTGGGCGATATCGTTCCAGCCGGCGTCCCACTCGATACGGCTGCCCTGAATGGTGTCCTGCGCCTTGAGCACCAACAGGTTCTTGGTCTCCAGGCTGTAATGGATCGAGGTCGCACGCGGGTAGAAGTCGCGCACCAGGTCGAAAACGCCGTAGCCGATGCCGGTCGTGTCGATACCGATGTGCTGGACGTTGAAGCGCTCGGTCAGCTTCTTGACCTGCTCGGCCTGGTACTTGAAGGACTGGCCACGCCAGCTGTGCTTCTCCAGGATCCGGAACTTGCCACCGTTCTCCAGCGGCGGCGCGATGACCACGCAGGTAGCGTCGTCGCGGGTCCTGCTCGGGTCGTAACCGATCCAGACTGGACTGTTGCCGTACGGTCGCGGGTCGTCCGGATCGAAGTCGGCCCACAGCGACAGGTCGGAATAGCAGCGCTCCAGATCTGCCAGGGCAAACGCGCTCTGGCTGCTGTCGATGAATTTGCACATGAACAGCTGCTGGAACTTGTCCTCGTCGTACTCCAGCTGCAGCTGCTCAAGGTCGAACAGATCGCAGCCGCCGGCGATCGCGTCCAGGATGGTGATCACCTTGCGCCATTGACCGTCCGGACACAGCGCGCCGGCTGATATTTGCTTATCGCTCGGCCAGGGATCCTTCGCCGCCTTGCGCTTGCTATTGCGGAATTTCTCGCCCTGCCAGAAGGGATAGGCCTGGTGCGATACGGCGCTGGGCGTGGAGAAATAGGTTTTGCGCCACTTCTTGTGGGTCGCCATGGCGCTGGCCACGGTGTTCAGTTTCTCGAAGTCGCGGATCCAGAAATATTCGTCGACGTACACATGGCCATGGTGGCCCTGCGCGGTGCTGCTGTTGGTGCTGAGAAAGCGCAGCTCGGCCCACGGCTTGCCGTCCTTGCTGAGCACGATCGGGTTGCCGGTCAGCTCCAGGCCGAACCAGGACTGGGCAAACGCGATGATGTAACTGCGGAAAATCTCGGACTGGGCGCGGCTGGCCGACAGGAACACCTGGTTATCACCGGTCAGCACCGCATCCATGAAGGCTTCGCCAGCGAAGTAGTAGGTCAGGCCCACCTGGCGGCTTTTGAGGATGTTCCGGATCCTGGCGGTCAGCGGGTTCTGTTTGGCCGCGAACAGCTCTTTCTGGTAGCCGTACATTTTGCTGATGAACTTGTCGAGAAAGTCGACTTCGGTCAGCTCGCTGACGTCATTCTTGACCTTCTTTTCCCGCTTTTTGCCGTCGCGCTTGCCGCGCTCCCGACGTTCGCCGCGCTGCTCGTCGCGTCGATGGCCATCGTCGTCCTGCTGATCACGCGCCGGCGCGGGAGCTGGCTTTGCGCATTGCTTGGCCAGGCGCTCGCGAACCGTCGTCAACCGGTCCAGCTCGTCCAGATCGCTTTTGCTGAGACTGTCTGTCTTTTCAAGGAGCAGCGTGATCCGCCGGCTGACTGCAGTCAGCGGCTCTTCATCCGTCAGCATGTCTTCCCAGCCACCCACGCGGATCCAGTGGTAGACGATCCGGATGTTGGGCAGGTTGAGTTGCGCCTGAATTTCCTTGGCCTTGTGACGGCGTAGAAACAAGCGTTTGGCGGCTTCTTTGACTTCGGTTGAGTAGTACATGGGCCGCAGTCTATGCGGCGAAAACGCGGAAAACGTGCTGTTAAATTCCGCGTCTCTCCTAGAAGTTGAATATAGGAGAAGCGCGAAAGTAAACCGTTTGTTGGAGGCGTTGCGGCTCCCTATCTTGGGGCCTCAACTCACCGATGAGCGCAGTTCCTACCATGCCCCGTTCCCTTGTCAGCTTCTGGAAACGCGTCGCCACCAGCGGTCCTACCGTCGATGGACGCGTCATTACACCCCAGGAACTGCGCGACATCGCCGAGACGTACAGCACCGCCACCTACACGGCCACCATCTGGTCCGAACATGAGCGCTGGCCGGGCTCCTACGGCACCGTGTTTGCCGTGCGCCTGATCGAAGACGTCGAGGGCCTGGCCCCCGGCCAGGTCGCGCTGGAAGCGCAGTTGAAGCCCAACCAAAAGCTGCTGTGGCTCAACGACCAGGGCGAAAAGCTCTTCACCAGCATCGAGATCATGCCCGACTTCGCCAATACCGGTCGGGCCTACCTCACTGGCCTGGCCGTCACTGACGAGCCAGCGAGCCTGGGCACCCAGGAACTCTACTTCTCCCGCAAGACCGGCAAGCCCGTGCATTACGCGGCGGCTGTTCCGTTCGGGTCGATCATCGAGGAAGAGCCCCAGGGCGAGGTGGCCAAGCTGTTCAACCTGTTCACCGGCCTGTTCAAGCGCTTTGGCATTGAAGAGGTGCCCGCCGAAACCACCCCGCAACCCCCTACCGAGAGCAAACCCCCAATGGATGAAGCTACAGCCAAAGCGCTGCAGGCCTTGATCGAGCAGCAACTGATCGTCACGGCCGGCATTCAGGCGCTGATCGACAGCTTTGCAGAAGCCGCACCAGAACCTGACCAGGCTCCGATCGACGACGTGCAGACTGCCGTCGACGGCATCGTCACCACCGCTGAAGAAGAAAAGCAGTTGAGCCGCAAAGGTTCTTCCAATGCTGCCGTTCTCGCCGGTATGAGCAAGCTGCAGGCCCAGTTCAGCGCCCTGCTGGACAAGCCTGATGGCCGCCACCTGTCGCGCACCACCGGTGCTGCCGACCCTAAATCGAAGCGGGTGCTCTGACATGGCCCAGTCACTGAGCGCATACGGCTCGAAAATGTTCGCGGCCCTGCAGGTTGCCCTGGCTGAAACCTACGGCGTCGAGCTGGCCAGCAAGACGTTCAGCGTCGAGCCTTCGATTGCCCAGGAACTAAACGAGGCGATCACCCACAAGTCCGATTTCCTGCAGCGTATCAACGTCATCGGCGTGACCGAGATCAAGGGTCAAAAGGTGTTCCTCGGCGTGTCCGGCCCTGTGACCGGTCGCACCAACACCAAGACCACCGATCGCGAAGCCAAGGACGCCTCGGCGCTGGATGACAGCACCTATGAGCTGTATTCGACTGAGTCCGATGTCAGCCTGCCTTACGCCAAGATCGATGCCTGGGCCAAGTTCCCGGACTTCCAGCAGCGCTATTCCGCTGCTGTGCAGAAGCAGATTGCGCTGGACCGCTTGATGATCGGCTTCCACGGCCTCAAGGCGGCTCCGCAGACCAGCCTCACTGAATTCCCGATGCTGCAGGACGTGAACAAGGGCTGGCTGCAGATCGCTCGTGAGCAGATCCCGGAACAGGTGCTGAGCCAAGGGCTGGCAGCTGGCAAGATCACGCTGGGTGAAGGTGGCGACTATGCCAACCTCGACGCCCTGGTGCATGACACCAAGCAGATGGTCGACGAACGTGTCCGTGATGGCGGCGATCTGATCGCAATCATCGGCAGCGACCTGCTGGCTGCTGACAAGGCGAAGCTGTACGCCAAGCAAGGCGACGTGCCGACTGAGAAAGAACGCATCGAAGACGCCCAGGTCATCGCGACCTATGGCGGCCTGCCAAGCTTCAGCGTCCCATATTTCCCGGTCAACGCCGTGGTGGTCACCAGCTTCGACAACCTGTCGATCTACTTCCAGGACTCCAGCTGGCGCAAGCAGACCGTTGATAACCCGAAGCGCTCCCGCGTCGAGGATTACAACAGCC